TCCCGGCACTAATTACGTAGACATTTATCGATACGATAATGCCTACCCTGGTGCCGACGGGCACCGTATCGTCGTTAGTGGTTTGCATGAGATTGCGTAATATGCACCCACTTAAGCAGAAAATTATCGACCAGATTATCTTCGTAGAGGGCGGATTCGTAGACGATCCGGACGACTCCGGCGGCGCCACGAATTACGGCATAACCGAAGCCGTCGCCAGGGCTTATGGATTCGCTGACGATATGCGCGATATGCCGCGCGGGGTCGCCTTCGATATTTACGTCGCCCGCTACTGGGACGCGGTCCGGGCGGACGACTTGCTCGCCTTATCCGAGGTCGTGGCTTCCGAGGTCGTGGATACTGGCGTTAATATGGGTACCGGCCGCGCGAGTAAAATCCTGCAGCGAGCGCTAAACGTACTTAACGTAGGTGGCTCGCTCTACCCGGACCTGGTCGTCGATGGCGCTATCGGCCCTATGACTATCCAGGCCCTACGCGAGTACCTGGCGGAGCGTAACGAGTTGGTACTATGCCGTGCGCTTAATTGCTTGCAGGGTGCGTACTATATCGAACTGGCCGAACGCCGCGAGAAGGACGAAAAGTTCGTCTATGGCTGGCTTAAAAATAGGGTGGTACTATGAGCTTCTGGGGTAAATTATTCGGGACCGAAAAGGCCCTTAACGGAATCGTCGACGGAGTAACTAACGGGCTCGACGCCCTGGTCTATACCGACGAGGAAAAAGCAGCCGACGCAGCGGCGGACCGTTCCGAAGCGCGTAAAATGGTCGTGCAATGGATGGCAGCCACGCAGGGCCAGAACCTCGCGCGCCGGCTAATTGCGTTATCTATTACAGGCGTATGGTTGTCTATGTACCTGCTTTCGGTACTTTGCGCTATGGTCGCAGTATTCACGAATGCGGAGGGGGTAGTTACCGCAGAGAAAATTAACCAGGTAGGTATAATCGCTAAGGGGGCCGCTATGGATATGAACCCGGCCGTTATGCTTATTTTGGCGTTTTACTTCGCGGCCCCTCACATGGGTGATATTGCGAAGGCAGTAACCGGAAAATTTACCCAAAGCGTTAATAAAGGGTAAAATACCCATGAAATTAAAAAACTCTAAGGAACAAAGGGTTATGCCGGACTTTTTAACAAAGCTACCGCCAGAGGCGGCGGGGGTACTTATGGCTATGTTTATCGCCGCTTTGCGGGTCGTCTACGACCGCGAGGAAACTAAACCTATGCGTATTTTACTCGAAGCGGGCATCTGCGGGGGCCTAAGTTTAACCGCGTCGTCGGGTATTCTGGCTATGGGCTTGGATATGAACTGGGCTATATTCGCAGGCGGGGCTATTGGTTATTTCGGCTCGGCAACGGTCCGCCAGGTAGCATTAAAAGTCCTTAACCGCCGTATCGACAAGTAAAATCCTCGTCCGTCGGTCCCGTCGGGTGGTACTGGCACCATACGCCGCCGCCCTTTCTATGCGGGAACCAATAGCCGCCGCAGTGGCACGTATTAAAAACCCCTTTCCTTTGCTTCCACTCATAGTAACGGCTCATATCGAGCCGCCAGTCTACGGCACCGCAGCACCGGCAGCGCGGCGGCCGTATGTACTGCCATAGCTCGCGCTTTAAGCTGCGCCGAGACCTGCAGGAGCCGCACCGGTAATGCCTCCGTGGCCTTACCTTGCCGTTTAGCTTCTGGCAGTAGTCGGCGGCTCGTATTTCCCAGGACCAGTTAACCATAGTCGAATTCATCGCACCAGTTACAGGGCTTACCTGCCTCTATCATAATGCGGCCGTTATTCACGCAGTCATGCGGCACAAGCTCCGGCGAGACGTTAATAAAAGCCTTATGCCAGGCGACGACCTCCGGGTTATCCGGGTCGTTAGCGGGGCCGATATACTCGCGCGGGTCGGATTCTGCAGCTACAAAAAATTTCGCTAACTGCTTCGGGTCCTTCTCTAATTCGAGCTGGGCGATAAACACGTCGTACGCGCAGACCGCGAGGCGGAGTTCTTCTTCCGTTACCGGCTCGCCACGGCGGGCGGCGTCGGTTATCTCTTGTAGTTGTCTCATTATCTTAATCCTTCCTGTATCGTTTACCGCGCCAGCCGCCGGCGGCCTTAATAGGCCAGTCCGCGCACCAGTCCGGTAGGGTTGCCATAATTTGTTCGAATTCCTCGACCGCCCCGGTACCTTCCGGAACCTCCGAAACTATTTCGTCGTGGATATGCAGAACGACGCTATAGCCCGCTTTCTCGACGTTAACGAGGGCATTAGTAAGGATATCCCGCGCCGTCGCCTGGACGACGTTTTCGCAGAGCTTACCGCCGTACGTATCGAGTCTTAACCAGCCGGTCGGCCCCTTCTTATAGTCGGTATTCCAGCCCATATACGTAAGTTTAAGGACTTGTTTACCCCAGGGCGTTACGTCCGGATGCAATCGCGGAGCGTGGTAGCATAGCTTACGGCCGCTAAGTAGCTGGCAGTAGAGAACGTCGTCTTTAACGCCGAACGTAAGCCCTCGGAACTGGTAGCACTGGCCGGGATTCTGGACCGCAGCGACGGCCGCGTCTTCCAGCCCGTACCAGAATTTAACAATATTTGGGGACTCGTTGCGCCAGGCCTTAATAGCGTTTCTAATTTCCTGTTCTTCGAGGTGCTTATCAGCGCCGAAGGCTAGCCAGGCACCGTACCCGCCCTGGTACCCGCTCGCCAGCTCCGCGACCTTGCCTACTTTCTTCCTCATAGGGTGGTGGTCGCCGGTTTCTTCCTTATGGCGCTTAAATTCTTCGAACGGGATACCGGTAATTTTCGCCGCCGACATTTCGTAAATTTTGCCATGGGTCCGGAATACTTCTAGGCGCCATTCCTCGCCAGCCAGGGCAGCCAATACCACAGCTTCGATAGCCGAGTAATCCGAGCATATTAGGTCGTGGCCTGGTGCTGCAGAGAAAAGCCCGCGCAGGCAGCCAGAAACAGCCGCCACCGCGTCGCCGAATACCGTCTCGACGTGCTGCAGTATTCCGTACTTAATGACCGCGAGGGCGTCTTCTACGGCTTCGATACCCCACTCGGCCGACTCGCTCGCCCAGCCCGGAGCGCTACACCATGGGCAGGCGTCCAGGTGCGGGCCATAATGGCGGCCGCAGTCGCAGCGTAAGACCATCGGCCCGGAGTTGGGCAGGTTTTGGGGCTGCGGCCCACGGCCAGCGAAACGCCCGGTACGGTCCGCCCCGCAGAATGCGAACAGGTCGCGGAGCCTCCCGTCTTTACTAACGCGGCGGTCGATGGCGAACAGCTTCTTAACGCTCGCAGCGCCCAGGCTCGAACGTATCTCTAACACCCGGCGCACTGCCTGGGCGTTCGGTAGCTGGCCTAATTCGAGCGCGACTTCTACGTCGACCGGGTGGACGCCTCCCGGTATCTCGCCGGTTTTCTGGATGCCGTCGAATAGCTTAAATTTACGGAGCTTATTATCGACGCTATCAGCGTCCAGGCTATCCATACGGACGCCCTGGCCGCCTAACCAGCCGCTTAACTTCTGTATCTCGCTGGCGCCCTTAACGACGCCGCCGGTTAACGCCTGCAGCTCGGCGGTATATTTCTCGTGGGCTTGCTCAATAATCGCCTTACAGTTAGCCAGGGCGTCGCGGTCAATCGATACGCCCCGGAAGTTAATACGCTGGTCCAGGAGCCACAATTCCAGCTCGTCCGGCGATAGGTCCGGGATAAGCGCAGAGACCGCCGACTCGGCTTTAATATCGCCGAGGTTATAGTCGTACAGCTTACCGGCGTCTTCGGCGTGGTCCGGGTCGTACGGGTGGTTACGGCGCCGGTCGTCGTTCTTCGTCGGGTTACGGGGCTTACTAAATTTATTCAGCAGGCGCCCGCCGTCCGCGATTTTCTGGTCGGCTACTTCCAGGACCCCGGCCGCTTTGCCCAGGGCGCCAGGTAGCGAAAAGGCGCGGGCCTTCGCCATGGCGTCGCGTAGTTGCTCGAAAGGAAGCTCCGGCCAGCCCATACGTCCCCGGCATACGTTGTGCCAGATATGCCACTCAAAGGCACTATTCCAGGCTTCAAGCAATCCCCCGGCGGCGATATGCGCGAACAGGTCCTCGGGTGGCGGCATACCAGGAAGCCACAGTCTCGGCCCCGCTCCGTCTTTCAAGTTGTACGCCAGGCTAAGTACCTCGGTCGACGGGTGCTCGGCGTATACTGCAGCGCCTACCGCCCCTAGGCCATGCGGCGGGGACTTCGTTATCGACTTCCACTTCTTCGCCTTCTCGTCGAAGTAATAGCCGGCCTCGCTATAGGTCTCGAAGTCGAGGTCCGGGTAAATGGTCGCGTACCCAGTTCCCGAAGGCAGCCGGGAGTAAGCCGGGAGCGTGGACGGGTCGACTATATAGCCGCCCATTGCGTCCAGCTCGTCCGTAAGCTCGCCGGGCCTGCAGGCGTCGAGCGTCGGGTCGTAAATAATTGAACTCATACTCGCATACCCATAATTACCCACTCGCCGAACTCACTATCGCCCGCCATATTTCGCGCGGCCTCCGGGTCATGGTAGATAATGCCGTCTTCCCGGCCGTTAAGGGCGTCTACGAGGTACGCTTCGTTAACCGCCGTACCGTCCGGAACTCTACAGTACGTTAGCGTTTTACTCGTTTTTTCGTTCATTATCGCGCCTTTATCCAGTGCCCCGACGGCGAAATCTGCCAGGCGCTTACGGTCCGGGTATACTCGGTTAATATCTGGGAAAATGCCGTCGAAACCCACGGGGGCGAAAGTGCGGGGGCAGTAGTAGCCGTCGGTTAACGTGGTTTTACCCCGGTGCGCTCGGTGCCCGTCGCTCGCCATAACTACGCCGCTTTTTACGTACAGATATCGGAGGGGCTCGCGTATTTCTTTAGGGTCTGCGGCGGCCTTAGCGACCCATTGCTCAACGGTTTTAGCCTTCTTCGGTAGAGCAGGCGCAAAGTATAGGAGCAGTGCGTCGATATCCTCCGGGTACAATTCTCGGCGCCCGGTTTTCATATCGACAATTAGCGCGTACGCTTCGGCTTTAGTCGCTTTCTTAGCGTCTCGACTTATTCGCATAGTTACATACCCTCGGTTTCGATTGTTTCGGCCGTAAGCGCTTGGCTAGGCCCCCAGATAAATTTAAGCGCGGCGCGGCTGGCTTTCACCTTGCCCCAGAACCCCAGGTTAGGGATATCTTCGATACGCTTAGCGTTACGGACGGATGCAGGCGCAGCGGACTTTACGCGGCCTTTAACGAGCGCGTCGTTATGGGTGAGCACCAGGTCGCCGCGTAGGTCTAATATCTGCTTCCCGCCTTTCTTGAAAAAATACATACGTTAGCCCTATTAAAAAGCGGCCGGCGTAGCGCTATCCCGATTACTTCCTCTAACGGCCTTTACTCGTCGCGTCCTGCGCGAACGTAGTTTTATCACCTCGGCACGGGGCAAGCGTTAGCCGGCCTAAACAGTTAGAAGCTAGTAGGCTGCGCGATTGAACGAACCGCCGCCATAAAGCCTTTTTGTAAGTCCGTTTTAGCAACGGCTACCCAGCGCTGGTCCAGCCCCTCGGTGTTTTCCAGTTTATCGATAAGGACGCCTACTTCGTGGGCCTTCTCTTTAACTTCGTTCATTGCCTGGACTTCTTCTGGGCTAAGGTCACGGTAGCCCTTTATATGCTTGGGCTGGTTATCCACTCGGATACCCTCCGTAGTTATGGGCCCCGAAGGGCCCGTTAGATTACTGCGCTACTGGCAGCGCGTGGACTTGCTCTGCAGACCAGCCAGCGGCTACGAGCTGCGCTTCGGTATAGGCGTTACCGTCCGGGTGCGTATATTTCACCTCGGCAGCAGGCGCAGGCGCGGCGGGAGCTGCAGGGCCACCAGGAGCCGCCGGAGCAGGAGCGCCACCAGCGGGACCGTTAAGGAAGTCAGGGGCCGGTTGCACATTAGCCGGAGCGGGAGCCGGCGCACCAGGGCCAGGACCGACCGCAGGCGCGGGAGTAGCTGCAGGAGCCGGAGC